CCATTTCTTCCCATTTCAGTTCAGGAATAAATTTGTTGAGATTCTTTTTATTCATGGCATCACGCGCCGCCCTGATATCACGTAGTTTTGTCATCCCAAATACAGCAAAAGTGCTCATGCTGCTCTCGAAGGCGCATAGTACCGTTTGTACCTCGTAGCCCCATTCCCCTCCCATCTCTCAGGAAACACATAACCCTTCTTACGAAGTTCACCAAGACGTGTTTGTAGCTTGGTGATCTTGAGTTTGTCCATACATTCCAATAAGGTTATGGAGTTGTGTTGGTTCAGGTAAGCTAGGATTCTATCGTGTTGGGTTGGGAGGTGGTTGTATGGATTGTAGCCTTTCATTTCTTTTCTCCTAATGCCTCAATACAAACTTCAACAAATGTACGAGAAAGAGGTTCTTTTCTAAGATGGTGAATCAAGACAGAGTGTCCAGCAATATCAGAAAGACAAACATGATCTGTATAGCACTTCTTCATCAGCGCTCCGGCTACTCGCCAGTCTCGGACAAACTTACTGGCTTCCTCTAAGGTCATCGGTTGAACCTGTCCCAAACCAATATTAAATATTTTGGAACCAACTCCAAGCGCCATAACCCTATCTGCGAGTTCTTTGTCTGTCATGGATCAAACCTAATATTCATCAAGTAGTAAGCTAGTAAGGCCAAGATCAGGAAGCTCAGTATGATGATCCAGGGGAGGTATTTCATTTGTCACTCCAAGTAAAATATCCTAAAGAATCACGCCCTCTATTCTTTGCCTCAGCTCTCTTTTTTCTCGCATAAGTATCATCACGGCACTTAAATGTGCAATATAAAGTATGACCATAAGGAGTTCTCTGTTGAAAAACTTTCCCACAACCCAGACATTCTCTTTGTGGCCCATGACCAGCTAACGCCATAGTTTTTCTTGTATGTTCCCTGTGTTCTTCAGAATAGTAAGAACGAATCTTTATATTCGGAAATTCCACACCCCAAAAAGGCATTAACTGTTTTATTTGAAGGCTCCTTTCACAAAGACGTTTATGGGCTGCTAAACCAACAAGTCCAGTACCCAGATTAAAACCAGCGGCCCTCTTAAAGTCTTCTGCCTTGATACCATGAGCCTGATTGACATGAAGCGATAAGTGATCTCCAACCCAATCACAACCCTCGATAAGACAAGGTAATTCATCCTGGGTCATAAACTCGTCATAACATTGAGGTAAAGCCATCTCCTGTGGATTAGCGATCCATCTGTCAAACCGTTTAGCCATGTACATCCGATAACACGCCCGACTACAATACTTATTTCTTCCCTTTGGTTTCCTGTAAACCTCCTTACCACATTCAAGACAACCAATGTATTCACCTTGTTTACCTCTGGGCACACGAGGTAACTTTTGTATTCTTTTTGAATGAGCCTTAAATGCTTTAGAGGCCGTATAACAATCCATATTGCAATATTGTTTGGAAGTTTTTGATTTAAATGTTTTGCCACAATGTTTACATGGACCCCTAGTAGGAACCTCTGTACACATCTTCTTTCTGAATGCTGCCTGACGACAAACAACAGAACAATAAGGCGTTATCTGTTCATATTTAAGATGGTTAGCCTGAGAAGTTGACCCTGTAAATATGGCCTTACAATGACCACAACATAAGGTATTCTTTGAGTTAATCATATTGCCATCTCTTTCCCCATAGTTACCGCTTTTCCCCTTACGGCAGCATCCCTGCGGGTAATCAGTACCTTTTCCCTTACGGCTCACATCCCTATTAGGGGACTGGACTTGCAGACAGCGGTCGTCCTATTCCAGATTTCTGCCAGATGGTAGATACCAAAACCCAAGCAAACGCATAGTAATACGGCTTCGATGAGCTGCAATTCGTTTTAGGATATCAATCTTTAATCCCAACGAATGCTTCTCACGTTCCATATCGCTATAAAGCGTATTTGATCCTGATGTTTTATGTATCTTCATATCTGACTACAAGGCTGATATTTCACCTGGGAACCATCCAGTCGGGTTTGAGTAGGTCAAACTGAGAAAAACACCGCCCTATTGGAACTGCTTTGAAGGTGATGCCTGCGTTCGGTGCCGAATACGCCGCTACACCCTCGACTGGCCAGATCAACCGCATCCTTATCAGCCAGACACCACCATCAAAACAGTCCCCGGTTAAGGGATACCGCCGAAAGATAGCTTTAGAGGTGGTGGCCGGACTGCGTTTCCGCCATACCGACTGGCTCTTCTCGCTTTGCTGCAATACGGAAGGCAAAGTCTCTCGCTGAACCCCTTCATAGCTCGTATTAGCTACACCACCACCAAAACTATCTCTACGACCTTCGAAAGGCCGCCGGTATTTAGTGGGGGAGGTTGTGTGGAGGGACAAGATGTGGTGTATAATGATCTTGGCCATCCGGTTTCCCTCAAGAACTACCGGATTTGAACGGATCAGGCACAATGTTGTACTGGTCCGTTCCTTTATCCACTGTACGCCTTTAGTCATTTTGATGCAACTTGAACGGGTGCCTGTCCACGAGTGCTACGGTTATTTGCTTGTTCAATATATGTAGCCCAACGGCAATTTGCTGGTTCATACTTACCGTTATTATCAGTACGATCAATCAGTAAACCTTTTCTATAACCATGCAGTAAAGACCATTTTCTAAAGACTTCAAAGCAATTCCATTCGCTACATACTGTAATTCCTCTACCGCCATAGTATTTGTAATCAGAATGGTTTTTGTTTCTGCATCGAGCACGCATTCTTCTCCACACGCTATAAAGGCGTATTTGTTTTATTTCCCCGTCTTTTCGTTTCCATTGTCTTATCTGTATCATCTGGTTATTCCTTTACCGGGGGTTCTAATATTCCACTATCAACAATAGCCTTGATGGTGTTCATGGTGCGGTCTGGACCAACTGCCTGTTCAATCGTGTGTCTGCTCATGTCTTGAATAGTTACATCACCTGATAATTGCCAAACAGAAAAACCTTCTTTTTCTACCTGTCGCACTAACTGAGCAGCGAGGGCATCAAGAATGTTTTGTCCAGGATCGGATAATTTATGGCTGCCAACACCTGCACTCCATATAATTACTGTTTCAAATGGATCGACATTTTCATCAACATCTGAATGTATATGTATTTTCCAGCCATTAGCCAATTCCACTGCTTTGCGAATGACATCACTCATCTGAACCATGCTCGTTTCGGTAGCTGATAACGTTCTAACTTATATGTTCCAAGTAAACAGCGCACATGATGAAATTCTTTATCGTAACGATAACCCCTCAAATGCCATCCTCCATGTTGAGGACATTGAAACCAATCGAATCGTCTAAGTATGTGAACTGTCATGTTTCCTCTCGCACCAAGCACACTTCTTTGTGGAATGACCCTCGTAAACCCTCGACCTGACTGTGAATATCCCACACCTTGAAACCATAGCCTTACCCTGATATTGGATGTAATGTTGCTCGTGGCCGTTACCGATAAAGCGCCAGCCTGGGAGGTTATTCATGGTTTTGTTTGGGCTGGTCAGAAAACACCTTTACTCCGTTTACAAGTTCTTCCACAACGGTTTCGTACATAAAGTCGTGAATTAACTTCAGTTTGTCTACCGCATCTACGAAATCATCTTGAAGGGGAACTAGGCTTTTCTTTACGTCAATCCTCTCTAAAGCACGCATAGCAGTTTGCAAGTGCGCGAAATCCAAACCTAACCTAATGTATTTGTCGCCCCTCATGATTTCTGTTCTGTTTGGTGAATCACCAACAAAGGCCGATCTTTCCAATAAAACTCCCCATTCCTCTTCATCCTCCTGATGCCCTTGTGAAATCTCTTGTCGATCACATCCTTACCTTCTTCCAGGTCGTATTCTCTTGCTGTGTCGATACGGATTGTCCATGAGGAACCTGTCCAGTATTCATTCTGATTTCTTATGTAGAACATCGTCAGGTTTCCACGGAAAAAGAGGATCGTGTTTAATTGGAGTTTGATACCAAGGGTCACGCTGCTTAGGATCACGATAATCAACAGTAGGCCGTAGCACGATGGTCTTTTCGTTTTTGTTGTGCTTGTCCATTTACTCTACCTCACGGACTTTAATCCATCCGCGATCACCTTCTCCAGATTGCCTGATAGATAATGAGCAACCATCAGTATCTGGAAGAACCTCCCACTCTCTTGGCTTGGGTTTGATGCGGTATTCATAATCATCGGCAGGAAAAGTAATCATTAGTTCTTCTTGTTCCGGCAAATCAGACCAGTCAGGTACATCTTCAATATCTGGGTTGTATTGATACGGTCTGAACTGAATATCTTCACCATCAGCAAATGCTTGGAGAATAGGGACCAATTCTTTAGCTCTATTTCTGTCCATCATTAACCCTTTTCTTATAGGCTCTTGTCTGTTTACTTCTGCAAATGCGACATCCTATGCCATTGTTATTTGGTGCGACATAAAGGTTATCCCCAGAATATCTATGTCCATTTGGGCAATGTTTTTTACCGCCACGAGCAGTAAATCCTCTTTGGATGTTTTGTTGATTAGTTACTACTTCTAAATGATATGGATTGACACAATTTCGAACTGCGCATAAATGATCTAATTGCATTGTTTTTGGTATCTTTCTTATGAAATATTCATAACTATACCGATGAGCCATGTCCGTGTGGCCACCAACTTTAGAAGAACGTCTAAATCTTCCATAACCGCCAATGTCAAGCGCCCCACGCCAAAACCAACAATCTCTTGCTCGCTGTACATGTGACATAAACCTATGAATCTCACTATTCATGGTTTACCTGCTAAACCGCAATAGCCTGCTGGCTGTCCTTCTGGCCAAGGTTTGTTTTCCCTTCCCGGTTGACCAACACCCTTTTTATTCAATAGTTCATGCTCTTTGATTCGTTCTGGAGAATTCGTCCATCGCCAAGCCATACACTCAGAGCCGATGCACTTCAAAGTGGTTTTTTCATTTTGTTGTAATACATGACCACGATTTGTAGCAAATCTGACATCTGTCAACCCAATTTGCATAAATGGACACCATTTGGTTTTGGCTTCAGCCTCGGTCATGTCGCATCCTCCGCTGGGTTTTTGAATGATAGCGGTCAAGGCATTTGGTACAGAGGTTTACTTCTTTGCCGTCAATGAATTTTCTCAGGATGGAAGACCCCAAGACTCCCTTGTGGCGACACCATGAGCAGGATGTTTTCACGATACCCAGACCTTCCGACGCTTGGCTGATCTGCGAATCATTCCAGCCACGACATTAGCCATGCTAACCCCTTGATTCTTAGCCATCTTCTTCAATGACCTAGCTTCAGATGGAGTCAAGACGAGTTCAAAGCGTACAGTTTTCTTTTCCATAGTGTGATAGAATACCGGATACGGATACGGAAAGCAAGTTTGACTTACTTACGGAACTATGCTTGAATGCTCATATGAATAGAGACCTTATGCCTGACCACATCACTGATTTACTAGACCCCGATGACCGTCCTGAAGTCGATGAAGAAATACGGGATTCACTGGAAATCGATCTGGTAGAAATACTGTATGGCATTGCCAGGACGATGGATGAATTGAAGGATTATCCATTTGCGAGGAAACAAGCCGAATGAATCCAAACAATTGTGAAACGTGCGATTACAAACACATGCAGTCGTCTGACCAAGATGACGAAAGCCACTGCTATATGTTTCGTAACGAACCTACAGAGATTTGTATGCAACACACAGCACGTAAATCTGCTGGACACAAAGCATTGGTAACTTTATTCATGCTTGGTTCATTGATGAATAAGAACCCATAAACAACCTAACTGACGACGATAGGAAACAAGCCGAATGAAATTAACAAAAGAATCAAAAGATGCAATGTTTGAACATGGTATTCCACAATACATGCATGACGCTATCATTCGGTTCTATGAGAATGGCTTTCCTCCAGGTAGTTTTCTAAGTGCTGTTATTGACAATGACCTCAAGGATGCATGTGGACGTGCTGATGATACAAATCGTCATTGTCTATTCAACTACATAATGTGGTTCTACAATGAAGCGCCAAGTGGGACGTGGGGATTTTCTGGAGCTACGTCAAAATGGTGCAAGCAATTTGAAGATGCAGCATGAACAACCTAACTGACAACGATATGAATACTAAGTTTGATATAAATGACAAATACATACTTGATGGTCATGAAGTAAAGCCCGTTGATTTAATGGCTTGGGCTAAGTGGTTTGAGACTGCTGAACGGCATGTTGCAAAAACCAAGATCAATGATGATGTCCATGTTTCTACCGTCTTTCTTGGATTGGATCACTCATTTGGTGCCGGTCCACCACTATTATTTGAGACCATGATATTCGGTGGCGAACACGACCAATACATAGATCGTTATGAAACCTGGGAACAAGCTGAAGCGGGGCATAAAAAAGCCGTGGAGATTGCTGGTGAATGACAAACTCGAATGCCCTCGCTGCTCAGAGATAACCTTGGTAGGCCACAAGGACGGAAACCTGATTACCTACACATGCATTTGCGGGCATGAGGAAAACCGTATTGATACTGAGCGACAAGCAGATAAAGTTCGATGGGAATATGAACAAGGATTTGATGCGCCAGAGCAAGCCATTGGAGGAAATACTCGAAATGACTGATGAAAACAAAACAGACGTTGTAGTGGTTGAACAGACCCCGATGCAACTTATTTCCCAAGTGGTCGAAAATCCAGATTTCGATGTAGACAAGCTGGATAAGCTAATGTCTCTGCAAGAGCGATGGGAAGACCGTCAAGCAGCCAAACAATTCAATGATGCCCTTTCTAAATTCCAAAAAGAGACACCAAAGATCGTGCGCAGCAAGAAGGGCGCGCATGACATCAAATATGCCCCTTTGGACAAAATCATGGATACCATTCAGCCGGTTTTATCCGCTCAGGGGCTTGCTGTTCGCTTCTCAACATCTTGGGATGCTCAGGGGTATATTACGGCCATATGCACCATATCGCACGTCTCAGGGCATTCTGAGGCGTCTGAGATCACCATTCCGGTTGACGATAAAATGGCAGCCAATTCGTCACAAAAAATGGGATCGGCCAACTCTTATGCCAAGCGGTATGCGCTTTCAAATGCCTTGAATTTAGCCTTTGCTGAGACAGATACTGACGGCACCGATCTTGGTGAAAAAGTCACCATAGATCAAGCAACAGTCATTGATGACTTAATTGCTGAAATTAAGCTGCCAGCAGCAAGAAAAAAAGCCTTTTTGAAATGGGCAAAAGCCAAGTCTGTCGAGGAAATACCAGTCGCATTGTATAACGATGCAAAGCGTTATCTGGAAGACCTGTTGCATGAAACAACTTGACTGTGAGCAAGGGTCAGACGAATGGTACGAAGCCCGTTGTGGCATTCCTACCGTATCAGAGTTTGGCCGGTTTATCACACCCAAAAGAGGGGATTTGTCGGCACAATCAACGGGGTATATAGCTGACCTGATCGTGGAATCAGTTGAGGGTGTTGGGGAAAGAATCTCGTCATATTGGATGGAGCGCGGGAAAGTACTTGAAGCAGAGGCTAGAGACTGGTACGAGTTCAAGCGAGAATGCGAAGTAGAACAAGTTGGGCTGATTCTAAATAAAGGTGCTGGCTGGAGTCCTGACGGACTACCTGGATTAGAGGTGAAATGCCCAAAACCATCGACACATGTCAAGTATTTACTCGATGACAGGCTACCAACAGAACACGCACCACAAGTACACGGTGCTTTGGTTGTTGGCGAGGGTGAATGGATTGACTTCCTGTCCTATTGTCCGGGCTACAAACCACTGCTTTTAAGGGTGTATCCAAATCTCTATACCGAGAAAGTAGGAAAGGCATTAGAAACATTTTTGGAAACTTACGACTCAGCAAAGGCTAAAGTTCTGTGAGTTATCCCAAAGAATCTTCTATTAGAGCAATATTTGAGGTAGAAACAGTTGACGCCTAATGTGTGAAAAATGTGTTATGGCAGTGGAGTGGATTTACCCGGAATTATCTTGGGAAGATCAATACGATCTTTTGATGGGTGCCACATGTTTCCCGTTTGGTGGGCCAATGGACGTTGCTAGGCAACTACTTGAAGCACGAGAAGCAACTGATGGTTCTCTTAATCAGGCTCTTGGATATGCGGACCAGAAAATGCGAGAAGCAATGAATGACCCCTTACGAACGTAAAGAATTTAATGCCGACTTTATCGCTTGGTTAATTGTAATGGTGATATTTGTATTCATATTAATTGTTTACCAAACAGCTTATTCTTATGCCAACCAATCAACCTCAACAGACTACCTACCAGAACAAATACGCATGTTAGGTCTTGGATGTCCTGCTTGTCATCTTGTAAAACAACCACCAAATGAATGTGGAGAGTTTACAGGATGGCTATGGGAAGAATGCGAGGACATGGTGCATCGGTATCCTGATGGAGATAGACAGTGACCACTGAGGAAGAATTAGAAACAGCAAACCAAGAAGGCTACAACGAAGGGAAGCTGATCGGCATAGGCGATGGACTTGCTCGGGCCGCCGTAATTTGTCGCGATAGAGCATCAAGTTTGTTTCTTGCAGAACGAGAAAAAGAAGCAAGAGCACTACGAGATATAGTTCAATTCATCATCGAAACCGCTGACGAGAAAGACCAGTGAGGTATCCCAATGAACACTGACTGTCAGGGACGAGAACATGGTGACTACACACCAGTTAAAGATTGTCTTGAAACAGCCCGAAACGGGCGATTCTGCGCTGGCGCTGAATCAGCAATGCGAGAGATTGAGCGGCTTGAGGCAGCACTGAATGAGATAGCTCACGGAGCGGTGAATGGAATGAAAAATGGTGGAATCATGTGCCGAGCAATCGCCAAACATGCACTTGAACCCGCCGGGGACAGCACTAGTCCTGACTCAACATGATTTCAACAAGCCGATCAACCTTCCTGCCAAGATCATCAATCTTCCTTTCGATCCGAGCTACATCGTCATCGTGATCTTCTATGTTGTCCGTGTTAGCAGCAATCTCTTTGCTCATGTCAATAATTATTTGAGTCCTGCCAACGTCCTCTGTCATGACGTCGCCCATCAACCCTTTTAGGTACGGAATCAGTACCAACACACCAACCGCAGCAAGCACCGGCCAAGCATCAATCACTTGCTGTAGTTGTTTGTTCACCAAATTCCTCCCTGATTAGGTCAATCTTTTGTTGCCTGGCTTCTTCGGCACGTTGTATCTTCCTGTATTGTTGTTGTTGAACTTGTTGCTGTTGTTTGCTGTCAGCTTCCTGCTTGTCAAACAGTTCCTCAAGTGCGGCAATACGATCCTCATATTCCTCTTTTGCAACATACTCAGTTTGCTCATTGCTAGGCAATGGTTTATCAGAAGGCTCAAAGTTCAGTACAACAGTACAGTTCTCACCATAAATCTTTGCTGTCTTTTTATCGGTACAACGCATCATTGCAGCATTTTCGTACTGTCCTCTCTCATCAAGTTTTCCTGCCAAACACCAAGGCTCATAGACATAGTACTGATGCCCAATGATGATAAAAGTCCATTGCTTTGTAACAACGCATCCTGCAATCTCCGCGGCTCCAAGGCTGCTTGTCAAGGCAAGAAATTTATCACCAGATGGCTGGACAATATTCATTATATCCTTGTTACAATTATGCCCACCCTGGCATTCGTCCCATAGCCATCCTGTAAACTCTCCACATTCATTTGGTGGTTGTTTTACAAGATATAATGAATATTGTCCAGCCATCTGGTGAT